TTCTACAACCCAAATCAAATCAGTTGGTTTAGCCGGTGAAAATTCCAGACCATCATAACCTAAAAACGCAACTTTATCACCCAGCGCAACGCCCAAGGCGATTTCAGTCACCATCAACGCCCCATAGTCGCCCCGACCTATAATCGCACCCCTTGGCGGCACGATCCAGTCCACGGCCTTTAAACGGCTATTAATCGCCGTTATAATATTTGTATGACCGCTGCGCTTCATTTGCCGGTTGTAGTTTAGAAACGCGCCCCATTCAGTCGTATAGGTTCCGAACCAATCATTAAAAATGTGCTTGCCGGTCTGCACATAATGCGCTTCATCCGCAAACCTAATGCAATCAAATTGCGCCCAGCAAAATGGCCGATTTCGCCACTCATTTATAAACGCATCAAATCTTTCCGGCCAATCATCAAGCCTCACCCACGCCCCCAATTGAATTTTTTGTCTTGCAAATCTTCGACAAATTCAAAGCCCTTGTCGGTTGGATATCTGGCTTTTTGGTTCTGATCGTTATATCTGAAAATTCGCGCACGCTCTAAATCAATCAAACGGCTTTCGACCGATATAGCAATGCTGCTAGTCTCAGCACCTTCCATAATCGTCATCTGGTCAATATAACCATTAAACACTTCAACAACCGGCGTGACTGCACCCTGCGAAACGTCAATGCGGCTTCCATCTTCAGCCAGCAAATAACTGCCGTTTTCTAGCATCAAGAATTGCCGGTCTGCGTCAATCAAACCAAACAGGATTTTGCACTTGCGGCCTTGATACGGCTCACTGATCGCCAGCGAAATTAACTCAGACGGGATGCCAGACAAGCTAACAGTTGCACCCTTTGCCGATATTTCGGCGGTTTCTTGCAGTTCACTAATTTCAAGAAACTGACCAGTCCCAATATATGTATTGTTACCAAATACTAAATCACCGATGCCAGTCCACATATACAGCGTTTGCGTGTCCAGATATAGTTCAACAGCAAAAAGCGGCTGAACCTCTGCCGCTTCAAGATTATCAATAATGCTTTGAGTTAGTTCGCGGCTCATTAAATGATAACCTCGATGGCTGGAAACGTGATGCCATAGAAGCTGGCGTTGTTGATAGACCAATCTGATTGATTTGTGGAAAGCCGGAAATTACCAACCGCGTTAGCAACAACAATCGCGCTGTCATCTGCCGGTGCTGTGCGGATGTGCGGCCACAAATCTATCGTGGCTTGACCGGATGCGTTGCTATCTACGTTAGTCAAAACCTTGTGCAGTGTCGCACTAGAACCTCCGCCTAGCTGGATGTAATCGCCAGCAAGCAAATAGCCGGTTGCACTAACTGGCAAACCGTCAATGGTCAAATTATCGCCGGTCTGGCTTGCGCCATTAACCACCGGCGTGCCAGCCGCAGTCGATGCGCTGCCGCGTGCTGTGGCACAATTAGCATCGCCCATCAAGAACGTGCCGCGCATACCTTTCAGCGATAGCAAAAAAGCAATCCAAACTTCGGCATCGTCACGCTTCATTGGTGGCAAACTGACTTCAGCTTCCCACCGTTGCCCTGTATGTGCCACCACTTGCTGCTTGTAAGTGAAAGGGCTTTGACTGATCGCAACGCTGTTGATCGCGTGCAAATTTACACTGGCGATGCCGGTCTGCGTTGGAAATGTTAGTGGATATGATATTGCCATTTAGATCACCCGAATGCCGCACTGAATGAACCACCGCGCCGCCTTGCGTCAAGCACCGCAGCTTTTGACGCTTCTTGTATTTGCGGCATCATCTGCATAACTTCAGCGCGTACTGTCTGTGACACGCCAGCCGATAAATTAATTGTCTGATTGACAGTTACACCGCCGCTCATCTTGTTATTAGGCACTATTGATCCGCTGCTATTTGGAACAAACATTTCTGCGCCGCGCTCACCAACCATATATGGCGTGTTAGCCCTTACTGGCCCACCGATAGCCTTTTTACCACCAAATAATGCACTGCCGATTGTTTGCAAAAAATTACCGCCCTTCATAGCTTCTGCTAAAGGCTGTGTAATGCTTTGCTGTATTTGTATGCGAATTAGATCGCTAATGATCGACCGCGCCATACTTTTAAACGCATCTTTTGCGCTAGCCGCACCCATAGTCACATCAACAAGTGCATCTTCAAGTGACTTAACGCCACGCACCGCAGCATCGCCAAGCCCCTCTTTGACTTTTTCACCTGTTTCTTTTAAATCTTTTAAAGCGTCCGCATAAGTTTTGACTTTTTCAACGCCTTCATCATTTGTGTTGTTATATTTTTTAGTCACATCATCTGCGGCTTTTATTGCAGCACGCAGATCACTAAACAAAGTCGCACCTAATTGCTCACTAATTTTTTCAAAATCTTTTAAACTTTTACCAATATCAGCGCGGAATATCGATGCCATAACTCGCGCAGACAGAATAACATTGTTAATGCTGCGGATTATAGTGTTGGCAAATCGCACCGCACCTTTTGTTGTTTTTTCCATTAAGTCAATTGCAGCCAAAGCAACTTTGCGTGCAAAATCTTCAATATTACCTAATCCATCTTCACCTTGAATTGCGTCAACAAGTTTTTTTCTAATTATATCAGCTATAAAAGTTAAAGCTGGTGCAAGGCCAGCAACAATTTGATCACGCACGCCACCAAGCATTGATGATAATTTCATCACAGCATCATTTGCTTGCTCAACGCCAGCAACAGCACTTGATGAAAGAACAAAGCCAAGCCCTTCGGCTTCTTTAAACATTTCTTGCAGGGCTGCGCTGCCGCCTTGAAGCGTGTTTACAAACGCCACGCCTTCACTGTCGAACAGCTTAAACGCAAGCCGCACTTTATCGCCGCTGCTTTGCACGTTATCAAACGCATCAGCCAGCTTTAGCATTTGCTTATCAAGTGGTTGTTTTGCTAGTTCTTTGGCGTTCAAGCCAAGTTCTTTCAGCGCGTCTTTAGCTTCGCCAGTGCCGTTTGCAGCTTCAGACAGCCGCCGCGTAAACCGCTGCACAGCCATATCGACTGTTCGCGTTTCAACGCCAGCCAAATTAGACGCATATCGCAGTTTCTGTAATGCTTGGCTTGTAACGCCCAGCTTTTGCGCCGTCTTGCCCAGCGTGTCGATGCTGTCAAGTGACGACTTGACTAGCAAGCCAAGACCGGCAGCACCGGCAACGCCAACAAGTGCTGTTCTAAAGCTAAAGATAGCCTTGCGAACAAGGCCGAGTGAGCGAGTTAAAGCGGCAAATACTGGTCGGGTTGTGTTTTTGGCTCCGATATTAATTTGCAGTTTATTTTGCAGAGCCATCTTCAATCACCTTAAAATATGCGAACCATTCGTTCAGTTCTGATAGCGTCAATTCGTCTATTTCCGCTTGTGTTTTGTGTAAACGATCCGCCAAGGCCATCATATTCATCCGCAGCGGATCGCTTTTTAGTTTTTTTCAGCATCCTCAATGCTTTCAACGTCACCGAACATTTGACCGGCAATTTCAGCAATTAAGGCAACGCTGTCACCCATTAAGAAAACTTTGTCCTCAAGAGTAAATAACCGCTTGCCATCGGCATCTTCAGCTTTAGTAATAATCAAATCGACCATACCGGCAATCGTCATATTATTAAGAAAATCTTTGTGTTTTCTTTGCAGCTTGTCGATGTCTCCGGCAGTAATGAGCCCAGAATAAATAATCAAAGGCTGACCATCTTCACCCCACTCGTCAACTTTAATGATCTTTCGATCACGATTTCGCCTTGCAGCGATCTGTTCTCCCAAGCCCATTTTTTACTCCTTAAACAGTTGTTTCAGTTAGGCCGCCTGTGCCTTGTAGCGAATAGGTGGCGGTGTTAATGCCATCAGATGATACACCGATTGAACGGCTAGTTACAATAGCAGAGCCGGTCAACTGGTGATCACCACTTGTGTTGCCCTCCATTTGCAGCTTTAGCACGACCGTATCACCAGCAGTTACATTATTTTGCGCTGCATCTGTATCATCAAAATATGTTTCAACAGTTGCTGTAAAATCAGTAAAGCTCGCAACATAAGTTTTGGATGTATCACCCATTGTGGTGTCTTCAATGGTGTCAGCAGTTTCATCGACACTAAAGCTAATTACTTCAGCCATTACGTCTGTGCCGATCAGAACGACACCATCGTTACCCTTAAATGTAGCCATCAGTTTGTTCCTTTTCTAAACGGCAGTTTCAACGTCATTTTCTTTAGTGCGATATTGCACTGTTATTGTAAACCGACCAACGGCAACAGGCTGTTCACCATCACCCGCATAGTCAGCCTCAAACGCAACAACCTGTGCATCTTTTGCTAGGCCATTAAGCGTTACATCAGCAGCGACAGCTTCTTCAACTTCCACCGCAATCTCATCTAGTGAATTATCATAATTCACTGTGCCTTTTACATATGCTTCAACTATAACATCTAAAAAACGGTTTGTTGATCTAGCAAGCGTTATTGTGTCAAATTCTGTTGTTTCTGATTTTGTAAAAATACATAACGCTGGCAAGCTTGTTTGCTCTAAGGGAAATATTCGGCTGCGAAATACATTGCTGCCGGTTGCTGTTAACCCTGTTAAAATAGTGACAATCCTATCGCGAATTTGCTGCCGAACGTGCGCCATCTACTGTTTTTCCAATACCAAGGTTGTCATTCCTGTGCCGTCATCTTGTACAATTCGCATTATGTAAGATATACCGCTGATTGTAATTGCATCACCTTCAGCCGCATTAATGACATCCGCAGTGCGACAAAGAAACCGTGGTTGTTGTAATGCAAAGCCAACGCCCCCGCCCGCTTCAACCTCAATAAAATCATTATCAAATATGCCATTGATCGTGCCGCCCGAATAAGTTGCTGCAACCCCGAAATCATCAACGCCAATGAAGATGGCGCGGTCATCTGCGGTTTCGACAGCCATTAGTCGGCGTCCACTTTAACTACTTTAGCCACTTTAGCTGACCATAGTTTTGCATAACCGCGATCAATCAGTTTGTTCGCTTCATCTTGACGAACATCGTGCTCTTCACCGGCAAGCATAATACCGACTGAACCCGCTTGGCAGTCTTTTATGGTTGTTATTTTAATCAATTTCGTTGTCATTTTTTCTTTGTGTTCCGTTTTACTAAACTAGCTGCTGATTTTTTTGTTAAACCAATTGCACGATCAGTTATGCCCTGTTTTTCTTCATACACTTCAACTTTGCCAGTATTAACCAAATCAAGCCCTACATTTTCAGCCACTTCAACAATGTCGCCAACAACGTGCGCATTGCCACCAATTAAAATATTACGTTTGCATTTAATTTTCATATCAGCCCCCTATAGGGTGAAGATGGGGCAACCGAAGCTGCCCCATCATTATATTTATGCGTCGATGTCGAGACACGCAGCGAATGACTGTGCGTGACGAACAGCAATGTCAAGCTCTTGCATAACGCGGATGCGAACTGCGCCGGTTGAGCCAGCGGTATATGGATCCACGAGCACATCGGGGGTGCTAAAAAAGCCCATCATTAGCTGACTAAAATCACCAAACACCATTGCAGATGCGGTTGACAGTGTGCCTTTTGTAAGATTAGAAGGCACGTTGTTGGTGACGGCAAGGTCATATCCATAAAGGCTATTCCAAGGTGCATCAAGCAACATTACGCTATCTGTTGAGGCAACCTTTGAAGTTGAAGCCATTAGTGACTTAACTTTTGGGTTCGTTAGATACGCAAGTGTGTTGCCGTTAATTGCAGCGTTGTCAATTTCAACCTCTTTGACAAGGTTAACAATATCATCCCACGCGATTACGCCACCATTTGTTCCGATAGCAACTGAACCGATACCGGCTGTGCCAGTAATACCAGTTGGCTCGTTAGAACCGCCGCCCTCAATCGCAACATCTTCAATTTTCTGTGCGATTGCATTTAGCAGGTCATCACGAACAATCTGCTCAACCGATGGATCAGATTGGATCATCAGCAAACGAGAAATATCGGTAAATGCTCCAAGTGATTTTGGAGACATTGTGATTTGTGAGAACACAGCGTTCACTTCAGATGTAGCACCGTTTTCAGCAACGAAACCGGCTGAGACGCCAGTTGCTAGTTTTGGAATAGCAACATCGCCACGCAGACCAGTCATAAAGCGTGCGCCAAGCTCATTAAATACCAAACGTGAGCGTAAGGCATCAACAAACTGATCACCAAGATGATCTGTGCCGACCAAATGGCCACCGGCTGTAGCTGTGCCAGCAGTCAGGTCACGGCGACCGCCCCAAAAGCTATCTGGTGCATAAAATCCGCGTGCCTCACGTCCTGTACGCTTAGCGATTTCTTCTGAAACCTCGCGCTCAAGACCATTTAGGCCAGAGCCATTTACCAAGCCACGAACAGCTTTAATAAATGAATAGTCGCGCTGCTCTTTAGCTGACATATCAACCGCACCGGCTGACTGCTCAAGTGGTTTACCTTCGCCAATAGCGTCCAGCAATGTTGCGCGGAATTGTGCAACAGACTGGCCTTCACCGATAGCTTGATCAGCTAAATCGCGGCGGTTGTGTTTAACAGCAAGATTAATAATCTCGCTGGCATTCTTTTGGAAATCGCGCTTCGCTGCTTCAGCGGCTGCTTCGCGGATTTCGTCGTGATTTACTTCAGACATTTTTGTTGTCTCCTTTTGTTTAATCACTGGTTCGATAATTTCAGCATTGCGGTTTACGCCCACACCGGCATCGGCTGGTACGCTAACAATACTGGCTTCATACGGAACCCACGAGCTAATTGCGACTGTCCCATCGCGTTCGTTCTTTTGTTCCATTTCTCGGATTTGATAACCAATGCTGACATTGCTTCGGATCCCATCCTTGACATCTTGATACACTTCTTGAGCCAGCGCGCTTTTTCCAAAGCGAACCACAGACCGCAACCGGCGATCAGATTGATCCAAATAAGTGCGTTCAATAACGCCAATTTGCTTTGTCAAATCGTGGTCTAGCAACAATGGTGCGTGACCACTATCTAGCCTTGACAAATCTACTGCGCCATCGCTATGACGCAAAACCTCTAACCCGAAAGAACGCTCGACAGGCTCTTCAGATGAAATCGACATTCTGATGCGGCGGTCATCTTCTTCAACCATTTCAGCCGCACCAGCGCGGTGCATAAGTTCGCCACGGTCAAAGCGTTCTTCAATATATGTTTCTTTGTTTTCCATTGGCGCATTATCCACCAATTTATCGTTATTTTCAATCGGTTCAATTTCAGACATCTTCAGCCCCTTCATCAACGGTTGCTGGCACTGGTGCCTTTGTGCCAAATGGTTGGAAAGCGGTGTTGATGCTATAACGATCAGCCAATTCGCTTTCGCGGTTAATCTGTTCAAAGATTTCTTCAGTGTCACGCCCATATTGGCTATGCACATCTTGAAGACTAACAATGCCGTTATTTAGTGCAATAACGCTTGCTTGAATTTCTTTTTGCGGATCAACCCACGCAAATCCGCGTGGCCGATAAATAACTTGATCTGCAAACAGGTCATATTTCCCCATTGGCAAATTAATACGTCCAACAGTAATCGCCATTTCTAGCCAAGCCCGATAAATCGGGTCAATAAACTGATCAATCATAAATTGCTGTACAACTTTAAAATGATCACGATCTTCGATAGTGCCTTGCCTAATGCTAGAATAGCTAACGCCTTCTAAATTATTTGCTAATGAAACATAACTAACGCCAAGACCTGATGCGATCCCGCGTAAAATAGCCTTTTCAAAATCGGCAAAGCTGTCTGTTGGGTTTTGCGGGTCAAAGGCTGTAAATGACATTCCGGCAGGAAGCTGTGTGAAGGTTGCCGGTTCGGCTGACATTATAGGCGCGTGATTATCATAATCGTCACCGACAAAACCATCACCCTCTGGGCTGGTAAAAAAGCCCATTTTTGATGCAGCAACCCGCGCGTTCACAAGTGTGGCTTCTTCATAACCGTCTAACATCTTTAACCGCGACAAAACGTTGCTCATCCAAGGCACGCCGCGTGTTTGTCCGGCGCGGTCTTGCATATAGCAATGAATAATCTCGCTTGCGGGCACGATCTTATGATGTCGCTTTGTGCGCGATCCATAACCCTGATCGTGATGCGGGTGATCCTCGAAAAGATAATAATTCAGCGGCTTGCCGGTGCGTTTATCTAGTTCAACGCCCATTCGCACTTCGTTACCATTATTTAGGCGTGCGTCATAACCCTCATCAAGATAATCAGCCTCTAAAAACTTTAGAGAAAAGCCAAAGGGATTTCCGGCAGGGTTTTTAATCTTCTGAATTAACACCTCACCATCACGCACTAGAGTTTCAAGAAAAAGCCTTTGTGCTTGTGACCAAGAAATCCTGCCATCTACAGTACAAAAACCAGCCCTGCCCCAAGATTGCCACGCTTGTTCAACGATCCGGTTACCAACGCTATCTAATGAAGCATCATCATTACGTTTGCGAACCTGTATCCGCACGCCATTTGATCCAACTACATTTGTTGACATAATTTGCAAATAACGGCGGGCGTAGGGGTGATTTCTGCTAATTTCGCGGCATCTATCTCTTAAAACCCGCAATGATGGTTTGATTTCGCTATCTGCCGATCTGCTACTAGAAACAAAGTCACTAAATAATCGCCCTGTGTCTGCGCCGTGAAATGCCCGAACCGCCTTGCGTGGTTGGGGCTTTGCCTTAAAAAAGTCAAAGATGCCCATAATTAAAACCTTACCAAGATGGTTTGCCCTGTTGTTTCACCAGCCTTTGCACGTTCTAAAGCACGCTCTTTTGCATATTCTTTGCGATAAAAATCACGTGCATCGATTAGCTCTTGAAAAGACATTTTTGTCAATGATCTGCCTTGAATGCTATAGCTAGAAACATCTGCATCAGCTTTGCCTTGCAAAATGCTTTCGATCTTGCTGATCATTATTTCTGCGTGTGTTCGCGGATCAGCACCGTTGACATCTAAGTCTTCAATAGCTGTAAATGTTCCACGCTCAATAACAACGCGGTTGCTGGATGCGGTTTCCGTTGCTTCTAGCTGCCAATGATAAAAGCCAGCGATGTAAGTCGCTGACGTAGCACTATCCACTTCAAAAACATATGTGCCGTTTAATTCTTGTGCCGCAATTTTAATTTCAGTTGCGCCGCCGCCAGTGATCCGCGCGACATATTCCATCGAATGAGTTGCTAGTGGATAATCGCTAACCAAATCGGTGCGCTTCCAAAGCAGATAATCGCCAATTATGATTGTTTCGGGCTGCTGCCCATCGGGGGCTTCGTCTATATCAAATCTGTTTGCCATTATTTACCGCCAGTTGTTAACAAATCCGCCTTGCGGTCTGCGCTTAAAAAATGGGTTTTGTTGTGCTTGCTGCTCAAGATTTGGCTGTTCTGGTTCATTCTTTGACGCATTTTGTATCCGATCAGCAATATCATTTATCCGCAACGATAATATGCACAAAGCCGCATATGCATACACCCTACAATCAAGTGCTTCGTTACGGGCGCGGGTTTTGATAAATTCTCTGCGCGGAAAGCCTTTATGGTATTTTGTTACAATTTTTTCGCTGCTTGCAAGCTGCTTAAAATACTCATCTGGCCTATCCGCAGGAAAGTGACAAAATCCTGCACCATCTGATTGTATCCTAAGTCGTGAAAAAATCAATTCCTTGATGTTGTCAACACCAACAGTAAATAATTTTATTTTGCCGATGTTGTTTTTTGTTGGCCTAGAGACTAATGGCCTTTGCTCACCAGCCATACCCTTAATAGCAAAAATGCGCTTGCCTTCACGCGGTCTGACAAAGTTGTATACTGCTTGCGTATAATGCCCGCCGCTATCTATACAAGTCGCCCTAACTCCTAGTTGCCTACCATTTTCTGTTTCAAAACTGCTGTTTAAAATACTATCAAGGTCATTCCACAAATGTGGAGTGCTAGGATCACCATATAGCGTATGATATGCCAATGACCAACTTTCTTCATCCCTGCCCCATCCCACGAGTTCTAGTTCGATACGATCATCTTGCACATCAACGCCAGCAGTAATAACGACAATGCCTTCATCTAAAGTATCGCCAAACACTTCGGCACGTTCTGCTACAGCATAATCATCAATTCTTTCGCCCTGATCTTCCCAAGTTTCTGCAAGATATACATTGCAAAACACGCGAAGGGTGTCAGGCATCTTTTTTGCAGCTAAAAACTCACGCGCAGCATCTGCTAGCGGTGTCCAAGGTGAATAAATGCCATTTAAGTGAAACCCAGCAGTTTTTACGTTTGGCTGTTCGGCTATCCATTCCCCATTGCGCACAGCTCTATATCTATCTGCATCATCCCATACGCTGCCGCAAGCCTCACAAATATAGCTTGCGGTATCTGGCTGATCTTTTTCCCACTGCACTTGCGACCATTTTAAGGTTTGTTTATGCCCACAATCGTGGCAAGGCACAAAATAACGTCTTTTATCGCTTTCTTCATAAGCTGCCTCAATTCTAGACGCACCTTTGTTAGTTGGGGTGCTAACCATTACGATTTTGCGGTTATATGTAAATGTTGACGTTCTTTTTCGGCCTAGGTCTATCGGATCACCTTCTGTGCCTGCTGATGGTGGGTAACGATCAACCTCATCAAAAAAAACACAACGAACCGGCCTAGATGCCAGCCCTGCCGGTGAATTAGCCCCGACAATAGCAATATAACCGCCTACAAATGATTTTTGCAGCAAAGTGTTGCCACTATCGCGGCTGCGTGGGTCTTTTACTGCATTTTTTAAAACTGGCGTATCACGCAACATAGGTGACAATCTGTCATTGCTCCAAGTCTTTCCCATATCGACAGTTGGCTGGACAACTAGCATTGGGCTTGGGTCTTGTGATATGTAATAACCGACAGCGTTGTTAATAATTTCAGTTTTACCGATTTGTGCGCCTGTCATAAAAACAACTGTTTCAATAGATGGATCAGAAATAGCTGCCATCATTCCGCGCTGGTATGGTGCGCGGTCTGTAGACCACGTTCCAGCCTCTGCACTACTTTCTCTGGAAAGCACGCGAAATTGATCAGCCCATTGATCTACAGTTAAATCAGGTGGCGGTGCTAGGGTTGACAGAACTTTCTGAGCTATCTTCGCTAGGTTCGGTGCTACGCAAAGGCTCAGTGACTCTGACTTCAACTTTTGCGATTTCTTTGAGGGCATCGTAAATGTTGTCCTTTAAGATGTTTTTAACCTCAACCAGTTTTTCGGCTGCATACACTTCTGGTGCAACCCTTTGTGGAAAGGCTAACAATTTTTGACGCATATTTTGTGTTACGTCAACCCAAGCCCTTTCAATATCACCCGCTGGCACTAGTTGTTCTTGAATTTGTTCTCGTTCCATTTCAGCCATATCTGCTCTAGCTTTTGTTAGCCTAGCTCTATGTGCTGCATAGTCATCACCTTTAATATCTGCCCGCAATGCACGTTCACGTAAATATTTAATATAGGCGCGAACAACTTTTACAAGCTCATAACGGCCACGCGAGTGACGCGGTATAATTCCCTCATTAACAAGCTGACTAACCCTTTGCGGGGTTAAATCTAAAATCTTGCAAATATCATCTAGTGGAAAAGTTTGATCTGCCATTTAAATAACATTTGGAGCGTGTGGGTCAGTGCTGCCCTGCCGCTGTGCTAGTTGGTCACCAGCCATCGCCTGCTTCACACGCTTTGGGTAAGGTTGTGCTAAATTTTCTATGCGTTTTGCAATTTCTTTGTCAAGCGCAAATAAATATCTGTGTTTTGAAATTCTGCGAATATCAGACAAGATGCCTTTTTTAAGCAATTCTTCTTCACTTAACTTATATTTTTTTCGTATTTCACCAACAACCCTGTTTGGTATTCTTCGGCCTTTGTAAATTGCATCAGAGTTTCGGTTTGTTTCTCCAGCATAAATCCAGTTAGTTGCTTGATAAATGCCGCCGTGATGGTTTTCAGATTGTGCTGCAAATGAAACTATAAGCCTTATACCAACATTTGATTTTTTTAAAAATTTAATGGCAATAGATAAAATACGGCTTACAGGGGTTTTGTGGCTTGTTAGAGCAACTCTGGTAAGCTCAACACACTCATCTTGATTTAATCCGTACTTTGTACCTAAGTTTTTAGCTGTGCCTCGGCTAAAAATTACACAGCCTATATACTTGCCATCTTCCCACGCACCCACTTTAACTAGCTTGCCCATAGGAATACATTTGCTATAGTGCCAGTTTTCACAAGCAAACTTAGCTGCTTGATGCGTTGCCCAATCTATTTTTAATTCTGTTTTACTCATAATCTCTGACATTAAAGGTTGACTGGCAATGAGGACATTCAATGTATTTGGGGTCTAATTTATCTAGCTGCCCTTGATCATCCTCTGTTCCAGCATCAAAGTTTATATCACCAAGAAAAATAGAAAGCTCATCATCTGAAAAGCCGGTTTTAGACAAATCAAAGTTTAGCCTGTCTAAATCTTTAATTTCTAATGCCAGCATTTCATCATCCCAGCCAGCATTTAATGCTAATTTGTTGTCAACTATAACGTAAGCCTGTTTTTGGGTATCTGTCAAATGATCTAGTCGCAGGCAGGGAACCTCTTTCATTTTTAGGCGTTGCGCTGCTAGCGTTCTGCCGTGACCGGCGATAATGGTATCATCTGCATCAATTAATACTGGGTTCGTAAACCCGAACTCTTTAATGCTGCTACAAATTTGAGATATTTGCTCATCAGAATGAGTGCGCGAATTTCTAGCATATGGGATTAATTTGCTGGTTTCGACATATTCTATTTGCTGTTTCATTTCCACTCCTTTGAAATTAAAACGCTTTTTAAAATTCTATCACTAAAAAAATGTCGGGCCTTCCCTAGATCGGAAGA